GAATGCCTCGGCGGCGGCTTCTTGAATTAGGTTCACGCTTCACGCGCGGCGTCAAAAAAGCCCCACCCGGAAATTTCCAGATGGGGCTTTCTCCTTAGACGCTACCAATGAAACAAATTACTTCTTGACCTTCTTCGGCTCGGGTGTCTCTGCGGCTTCCGGCTCGATCGGCTCGATCACTGCGGCGGCTGCTTTTTTCGCATACCGCTTGAGCGTGTCACCATTCGACCAGATTTGCACCTCATCAGCACCACCGAAATCGCCGGTCACTTTCGCGGCCTTGAAATCGGCAAGCTGGTCGGCCAGCGTCACACTCGGAAGGTGCTTGACCTTCCAAGTGTCGCCATTGCGGGTTAGTGTGATGGCGCGGCGCATGATTAGGCGGAGACGATCCGTTTGAGGGCTGCGGCGTGGCCGAGGGCGAAACCATAGTTGACCTCGATGACCGATTTCTCGGTGTCGGTGTCAGGGTCACCCCATGAGCGGTACTCGATGGTGAGGCCGGTCTCTGGGTCGGTGACGGTCTCGTAGTTGGTGAGGCTGGCGCGGACACCCGAGGAAGGAGTCACGGGCGAGAATGCCACGAGGATCGCTTCTGGGAGTGCCACCATGCCGACGAGGTTCTGCGAGTTGCCGGGGATGAGGTTGGTGCCGATGACATTGAAGCCAGCGATGCTTGGAAGCAGGCCGTTTTGGATCGCCGAGGCGGTGCCAACTGCGGCTGCGTTCTTGATGCCGGCGTCCTTGAGCAGCGCGCCTTCGTAGGCGTTGTCGAGGATCATCGTGCGGCTCGATTTTGCCCACTTGGCTTGGTCGAGTGCGGTCTTGATGGTGATGACATCATCCGAATCAAACGCGGAGGCCGCGCTGGTGAGGACGGGTGCGCCGTAGTTAGCGGTCGTCACAACACCGAGGATGTCCTTGATGATGTCTTCGGCGAGCTTGCGACCCTTCAGGAAACCGAGTTGCTCGGGGTTGAAGTAGGGTTGGCGAGCGAGTTCGCTGGAGGTGAAGGAAAGCGCTTGATACTTGCGCTTGTTGACGGTGATTTCGCGGCTGTTGATCGCATTCGTGTCGCTGAATGCGTAGGTGCCGTTGAAATCGACGGTGGCGTCCGTTGCCAATGGGAAGAAAGGCACGGAAACTTTGTCAGTGCCTTGAAGCGGGACCGAGTTGTACACGGTGCTGAAGGCATTGATGGGAAGAAGCGCCTCGCGAAGTGCAACAAGCGCACTGTCGAGGACGACATTCAGTTTGAGTTCATTGCTGATGGTGGTTGCCATGATGATTGGATGAGTTCGTTGTGGTTAATTCGGGTTGGTTTTTGGTTTCAAAGTTTGGCCGCGTGGGCTTCGAGTTCCTTGCGGTGAGCCCTGAAAATTCGGGTTTTCTCTGCGCCAGAAGCGTTCTTCCACTGGTCGTAGATGCTCTCGCTGCTCTGTGCGTCCGGTGAGACATTCACGGGTGCGCTGGAGCTGCGGCTGGCGATGGCGGCGGCCTTGGCGGCTACTGCTTCATCGATGGAAAGTTGGTTGGCCTTCAGTGCGGCGATCTCGCCTTGCAGCGATGCCAGAGTTGCCTTGAGGTCGCCGATGATCTCGGTGGCGGACTCTTCCTTGGGCTCCTCAGCAGGCGCGCTTTCGGTTTCGCCTTCTGGTGCGGATTCAGGAGCTGCCTCTTGCTCACCTTCCGGTGCGGATGGGGCGGCTTCGTTTGCGATTTCCGCAACAACGGGCTCGACCGATGCGACGACTTCTTCGGATGGGGTGCTGGCGACTTGTTCGCTCATGCCATCTTCCGCAGTGTCAACTGCGCGAAGCGGAGAGGATCCGGCTTTGCCTGCTTGCGAAGCACTGCGCACCACGGTGGCGAGGCCCAGCGACTCGGCTTGCGGGCCGTAGAATGTCTGCCCTTGCATCGCCTCGGCGGGGATCTTCCGACCTTGGCGCGTGACGGCGGATTTGAACTCGCCGAAGACTTGATCGATGCGCTCTTGGATCAACTCGCGTTGCGACTCGGTGAGCGAGGTGCCAGGGAAACCAGCGGCCTTGAACTTGCCGGTGGTGAAAAGTTCGACCTTCACGCCGAGCATCTCCGCGCGTTTGCTCTGATCGATGTGCGGGACCATCACGCCGATGGATCCGACCGATGCCGAGCGTGTCATCGAGATGCTGGTCGCTTGCGATCCGAGCCAGTAGGCGGCGGATGCCATCGTTCCGGAGGTGTGCGCACGCACCGGCTTGACCTTGCTGGCTTCGTAGATTGCATCGGCGGCCTCGGGGGTACCGCGAACGGTTCCGCCAGGAGAGTCGATGTTGAGGACGATCGATGTGACCGCTGGATCAGCGGCGGCGCTTTCAACGGTGGAGCGGACTTCATCGAGACTCGTCGCCCCGAGCATCACGCGATCGAACTCGTCGGTGGTCGGAAGGAGCGGTCCGGTGATCGAGATTGTGGCGACGCCATCGGCGACGCTCATGATCGACTGCGGTGCATCGCTCTGCGGGAGCGTGAAGAGTTTGCCGGCAGCCATGTCCATGGCCAAACCGATGATGCCGTCCATTGCCTCCGGGGCGATGGCCCACGGCTCCTGTGTCAAAATGAGATCGCGTGCGTTCACGCACCGCGTGGGGTGTCAATTCCCCATCACTTCGCAGGACCAGTCGGCGCTTCGACTGGCGGGGTGGCAACTCCCGATGCAAACAGCATCTGAAGTGGGATGTCGTATTTCTTGGCGAGTTCTTGAAGGTGCGCGATGTCGCGAGCTCGGCGTTCGGCCTCTTCCTCGAAGTCCATGCCCAGCTCGGCGAAGTGATCGGACAAGGTCTTGAGACCGGCCTTCACATCCTCGCGGTTTTGCAGCGACTCCCGACCGGCATCGACGGTCACCCTGCGTGGTGTGACCACGGATATTTTCCACCATCCTGCAATCAGCGGGATCTCGCCACGAGTGATGGCATCGCCAATGACGAATTTCCAGACAGGCGTGAGAAAGCGGCGGATGAGGATGTTTTGCCTGTGGGAGAATCGGCGATCGGCCTTGGCCACGACCATGCGGACGCCAGCGCCGCCGATCTTGCTTGAATCTGCGGTGAACTCGTATGGCACCACACCAAGCGCCGAATCGCGGCGAAGGTGATCGAGGAATCCGGTAAAAGTGGGCGATGGGCGGTTGGACTCGAAGGGTTTGAGTTCTTCTCCCGGCTTGAGCGCGACCCACTTGCCGCCGACGATCTTTTGCAATGCAGTCGGGTCACTGTGTGGATTGTCCTCGGCCTTGCCTGAGTCAATATCCAGTCCGCCAAAGCCATCATTGCTGTCGATCTCGCCATTCTGCGTGGTGATCGCGAACGATTTGTCGGCATGATCTTTGAGTGCGTGCTTTTCGAGCGCGAGCAATTCCATCTCATCCCGGATGTGATTGATCGAATGTGCCAGTGATGGCACTCCCCGAGCCGATGATGCGCGCTCTGGGTCAAAGATATGGAGCACCGAGTAGGCCGGAAGCTCGATGAAAGTGCCGTCATCCTGGCGCACATTGTACGAAACTGGGCGGCCATAGCCGTCGAAACGGATGCCATCGACCGTGCCGTCGTTGTTCCCACCACTCACGCGGTGGCTTTCGATGAGTTGGATGACCGGCCGCCCTTCGACGCGGGTAAGATGGACGAAAATATCACCGTCTTCGTCGATCGCGCGGCAGATGAGCATTTCGCACTCGGAAAGGGAGAATCGTCCCGTCACCTCGCACTGATTCGACCATTCTTCCCAGTAGTCGAGCGCGCCGGCAATCCATTCGCGGTCTTCGGTCTTGGGTTGGATCTTGAGACCATCGCCGACCGAGTAGACGGCCATGTCGAAGACCATTTCGCGGGCAAACCCGCTGTTTTTCATCAAGTACCGGCTGCCTTTGATGAGTTCGTTGCGTACCAGTGGCGTCGCCTCCTTGCGGTGGTCTTGCGGAGCTGCGGCGGGCAGGCGTTGGCGAACCGGTGATGGGTTGACGCTCTCGTAGGGCGACCATCCAAAGGCTAAAGCGGCGGACTTGGTGATTTTTTGCAGCAGGTTCATGTTAGAAAATACCGGCAGTTGACTGACAGGTGCGGCGGGTCTTGCCGTAGGTGATCGGGTCGAGCTTGCGGAGAGCGTGCTGGCAGGCCGCGATGATCTCTTTGGTGTCATCGAGGCGCTTGTATGTGATCTGCGATCCCGACTCCTGGAAGCTGATCATGAGCTTCTTGAGTGTCTTTTTGTTCTCTTCGAGGATCTCGACCACCTCTTCGGTGGAAAAACCTGTCGTCATGTCGAGGGCCGCCATGCCCTCTGACAAGTTGTCAATCTTCGGCGGCTTCCTGCTCGGTCTCGCGGCCAAGGATTTTGAGCATGAAGGCAAACACGGTCGCCATCGCCTCGCAGTCGAGAAGGTGGTTCGGTCGTTTTTGGATCCGCGTCCATTGCCAGCGGTCGCCATCCTTGATCCGCATCTCGGATTCCAGTTGGCTTAGGTAGGCGATTTTCTTTTCGTCGTTATCCGCCTCGGTGAAGGCGTCGGTAGGAACCTCCCATGTTGGACCGCGCGCTGGATCTTGATTGCGCCGAATCCGAGCCATCGCGTCCTTGATGTTGAGGTTGCTCCAATAAAACATCTGAGCGGTCTTGCCGGCGGCGACATGAATTGACCTCTTGGGCGAGTAAAATCTCTCCAATGACTTAACCCGGACGCCGACGCCGAGGCGTTGCTTGAGTCGGTGAGTCCATGTCGCCTTGCGATCGCCCATCAGCGCGACCCATCCATGCTCGGCACATCTTTGATAGACCTCGTAGCTATTGAAACCGGCATCGACGCCAACCAATGAGGACGAAACGCCGTATTTTTCCTGCTTTTCCTGCAACTCTTCCCAAGTGTGAGCTGTGCCCCAGTCGATCCGGCGACTGGATCCATCGGGGCTCCATTGGGTGATCAACCACCAAAAGTGATCCATCTGAACATCGACGGTCATCACGCGCAGCCGCACCGGAGGTTCATCATCCTCATCGGGCAGGCGGATCTTGCCAGCGATGATCGCGCCTTCCTTGCCCCAGAGTAATTCGCCTCTGGCATACCCGCTATCAGTCGGCTTGATCGAGAAATCCTCGGTGTATTCCGTGAATGGGAGAGCTAGTCGCTTCTGCCAGAAGATTTTCAACTGATCGATGTCGCCGTACCTTGCTGACGCCTTCGCCCGGAGGTAAATCTCGGCGAGGTTGCCCCATGATCCAGCGCATAACCCGTTCCAGTGAAAACCAACATTCGATTTAGCCGCTCCGGGATTTTGCACGACATAACGCGCGCCGTTACGAGGGTCGTTCAGCTCTCGGCGTGATCGATCGGCATCTTGAAATCGTTTTCCACACTCGCAGAACATTTCGGTGGTCTCGCGCACCCTTTCAAAATCCCACCCACCATCATCAAGTTTGGCGTCCTTGCTCCACTCGATGTTCTCCCACCTCCAAGGCTGCGTCGTCCCGCAACTTGGACAGCGCCAACACCACTCGCGCTGGTCGGTCGATTTGAATTTCCGATCGGTGTCGTCATCGGTCTCGCCGGCCTGCGACACGAAGAACCTTTTGCCCAGCCACCCGAAGGCGGTGACCCGCGCCTCGGCCTCGGCCATGTGACCGGATGGCCAGCGCCAGGTCTCATCGCCGATCAACCAGCGGATCGAACGGCGTTGGAGATTGGTCTTTGAGTGAGCGCCGAGCACCCAGCCGGTCATGCCGTTGAGGAAAGAAACCGAATTTCTTTTCAGCTTGTGACGCTCTGCGCCTTGATGGCGCGGCAAAATCTCCCGAACTGGACCGCATTGTTTCCATAGCACTTGCAGACGGTTTTCCATCTGGTCCTTGGCGTCGGCATCGGTCTGGTCGAGCCAGAGCATCGGTCCGGGCGCATTGGCCGCGATCCAACACGAACCAAGCTCTGCCGTCATGGTTTTGCCTGCCTGAATCGCCGCGATGATCGACACCAGTGATACCGACGGATCGGCCAGCGCCTCCAATGGCTCACGAATCCATGGCGAATTGCCAGATTTGAACCCGCCGGGTACTGGAGAATACGGAATCGACTCCACATATTCCTCGCACCACTGCCATGGCGGCCGGCGATCTTGATTAGGCCACCCGTGCAGGAACTTTTCGTCCAGCTCTGCTTTTTCTTGGGGCGTTGTTGGTGGTGCTTGAATCATCAGGATCTTTCTCTTTCGGGTAATCTCCGCGCCTTAATGTGGCCGTGATCTCATCCACGACCTTTACCATTTCCTTTCGTATGTCTACCGCATCGAGCCCAACCAATAATGGCGGAAGCTCATTCTCTA